CTGTACATCAAGCCCGATTTAGACTTCCTGAGCGAGCCATCCCAAAAGAGGGAGGACATGGTAAGAGGGGTTCTTCAGGAGTATGCACGGTCTGGTGTGTTTGAGAAAATTTTTATTGTTGACAATAAGATGGTAGAAGCAGCACTAGGATCAGTACCGGTCGCAGGATACTATGACGCATTGAATGAATATATCGTATCGGTCTTTCATATGATAAATGTATACACGCACATAGAGCCTATATTTGGAAATCGACAGGACGCGGTAGATTCTGCGAGAATAAGCACCATTGGATTGGTGGACTTAGAACAGGACGAGGACAAGGCGTTTCTTGATTTTGATCTAGTCAGGCAGAAGGACTACTTTTACGGTGTCAACCAAGAGCGTGCTCAGACTGACGGCACCCTGAAAAAGAAAATTACCGAGTCGGCAAAGAAAAGACTTGACGAAAATACTAAAGTAACATATAGTGTTTATACAACTCAATACGAAGAAGACCATGGATTTTGTGTTTACCACACTTCAAAAATTCAGACTTGACAAACGGAAAAGAGTTGGGTAATATTGATCAGATGCTCAGGAAATTTGCTGAGTATACTATAGCTAAAAGCACAAGGAGAAAAAATGGCTATTGATATGGATAAGATCAGGGCACGGCAGGAAGCCCTAAACAACCGTGGTGGAAACAAGGATACCTTTTGGCGTCCGTCAGACGGGGAACAGACAATTCGCATTGTCCCAACCGCAGATGGCGATCCCTTTAAGGACTACTGGTTTCACTACAACTTGGATGCCCCTGCTTTTCTGAGTCCCAAGAAGAACTTTGGTGAGGACGATCCTTTGGATTCGTTTGTGCGGAAGCTCTTCAACGAGAAGACCGAGGAGAGTATTAAGCAGGCAAAGAATTTGATGGCGCGTCAGCGCTTCTTCTCGCCCGTCATTGTACGAGGCGAGGAAGACAAGGGCGTGCGAATTTGGGGCTATGGAAAGACTGTATATCAGCAGCTTATTAACCTTGTATGTAACCCGGACTATGGGGACATCACGGACCCCGAGACCGGCACGGATTTGGTTCTCCACTACGGAAAGCCAGCAGGCGCTTCGTTCCCACAAACTAAGCTCACACCTCGCAGGCGTTCGTCTGCACTTGTGGAGAACGCCGACCAGTCAGCAGAGTTTCTGGACAGTGTACCAGAATTTGATTCGGTCTTTGAGCGCAAGACTTCAGAAGAGGTTGGTCAGATTTTGGACAATTTCCTTCTCGGCACTACCGAGACTGAAGATAGCAGCACCGAGACCACTCGATACAATAATAACACCAACACGAACACTAATTCAGGTGGTGTAGATGTGGAGAGTGCGTTCGAGGAGCTTTTGAACAGCTAGTCTGTTTTAAGCGGGGGGGCAACCCCCCGCTATTTTTTACTAACAAGGGGATACAATGGCAAGAACAAAAAGTACAGCAGGTAAGCTCTCTATGGATGACATGCGGAAGCTTATCAACAAGAGGGCGGGCTACAGTGTAGCTCACAATTTAAGGGAAGGCAACCCGACAGAAGTCAAGGAGTGGATCCCTACAGGTTCTCGGTGGCTAGATTCTATTATCTGCCGAGGAAAGCTAGCCGGTATTCCGGTTGGAAAGATCGTCGAGATTGCAGGACTAGAAGCTTCGGGCAAGTCTTACATGGCTGCACAGATTGCAGCAAACGCCCAGAAGATGGGTATTGACGTTGTGTATTTCGACAGCGAGTCGGCAATCGATCCGACATTTTTGGAGCGGGCAGGTTGCGATCTGGAAAATCTTCTTTATGTTCAAGCCCAGTCGGTTGAGTTTGTACTAGAGACCATCGAAGATCTTCTGGGCGGAGGAAATAAGTATCTTTTTATTTGGGACTCTTTGGCACTCACTCCTGCAATTTCTGATGTGGAGGGTGACTTCAATCCGCAGTCTTCAATGGCTGTCAAGGCGAGGATTCTTTCAAAGGGCATGTCGAAGTTGACAGTGCCGATTGCAAATTCGCAAAGCACGTTCTTGGTCCTGAATCAGCTTAAGGCAAACATCACACGATCCCCATCAGAGGCTCTTGTTACTCCGTATATGACTCCGGGTGGCAAGGCAATGATTTATTCATACTCGCTCCGAATCTGGTTGACTCGTCGGAAGGCGAAAGCTTCTTTCATCAATGATGAAAACGGATTCCGAATTGGGAATGAGGTCAGAGTGAAATTGGAAAAGTCTCGATTTGGCACGCAAGGTCGACAATGTAATTTTAAGATTATGTGGGGCGACGAGATCGGGGTTCAAGACGAAGAGAGTTGGTACGATGCAATCAAAGGCTCAGATTCCATCAAGTCGTCTGGCTCGTGGTGCTCTTTGGTATACGAGGATGGAACAGAAGAAAAGTTCCAGCCTAGTCGATGGAGCGAGAAGATCGTCAATGAAAAGTTCCGAGCCCGAGTGCTTGAGTTGATCGACAGAGAGGTTATTTTAAAGTTTGATAAGCGTGAAGGGACTGCGGCAGACTTTTATGAAGAAGAGTAGAGTTTTAATTGTAGATGCACTCAACGCATTTTTTCGCGGGTACATTGTGGATCCCTCGTTGTCGTCAAACGGTCAGCCCGTTGGCGGCATTCGAGGCTTCCTACGAATCTTGCAAACTACCGTCAGAGACACAAAGCCTGATAAGATTGTAATTGCCTGGGACGGTCAGGGTGGATCTCGTAGGCGTAGGACAGTTAACAGTAACTACAAGCAGGGTCGCAAACCCATTCGTCTGAACAGAGCAATTAGAAATCTAACAGAAGATGAGGAAGTCAACAACAAGGTCTGGCAGCAAAAGAGGCTGATGGAGTATCTTAATAATATGCCAGTCACTCAGACTTTTGTACCTGAGATCGAGGCGGATGATGTCATTGCGTATATTTCTCAAATGCCATCATTGAAGGAATCCCAGAAGGTCATTATGTCACAAGACCAAGACTTCTTTCAACTCTGCGACGATAAGACAGTGTTGTTCAGACCCATCAAGAAGCAGGTCTTGAACAAGAAGAGTATCACGGATGAGTATGGAATCCACCCGGTCAATTTTGCCTTGGCTCGGGCTATGGCAGGCGATAAGAGCGACAACTTGCCGGGAGTTCCGGGCGTTGGCTTAGCCACTCTGGCAAAGAGGATGCCTTTTCTCGCAGAGGACAGGTCTGTCTTTATTGACGAGGTGATTGATTATTGTGAGGGTGTAGAAAAGAAGTTGAAGTTCCACAATGCAATCTTGGAGCATCGAGATCGCATCGAAGAGAACTATCAAATTATGCAACTGTACGCACCATCCATGTCCCCTCAGGCAAAGGAGCAGGTCCGATGGGCGATTGAAAATTCTGGTCGAGACTTCAACAAGACAGAGATTGTGAAGATGATGGCTGTTGATGGTTTCGGTATGGGACAGTATGACTCTTGGGCAGATTTATTTTGCGTCCTCAAGAAGATTTCAGTTGCAAATGACAATTGATTTGTGCTAAGTTAGATTAACTTTAAGGGGATTCATGAACTACGAGACAACAGAACAGGTGGACTTTTCAACTTATGGGAAGTCCTTTCAAGAGGGCTTAGCACAGTTGATCTTAATCGACAGAGCATTCTCAGATCAGATACAGGAAGTGCTATCGATTGACTTTTTCGAGTTGAAGTATCTCCGTCTGTTTGTCTCAAAGATTTTTGACTACAGGGAGCAGTACAAGTCACACCCGACCAGCAACACAATGTTGACTGTGCTTAGGTCATCCCTAGCTGGGGAGAACGAGGCAACGATAAAGCAGACCAGAGATTTTTTTGCAAGAATTTATAAGTCTGAACTATCGGTCGATGGAGAGGAGTATATTAAGGATACTGCCCTTGATTTTTGCCGAAAGCAGAAGCTAAAAGAGGCTATGTTAAAATCTGTGAGTCTTTTGAAAAACTCCTCCTTTAATGAGATAAGCGAGGTAATTAATTCGGCGCTCAAATTGGGCTGTAGTAGGGATTTCGGCTACGATTACAAGGTGGACTTTGAGAAAAGATTTCAACTCAAGGCTCGTAATCCTGTCTCTACTGGCTGGCGCATTGTTGACGACCTAACCAAGGGAGGGCTTGGTTCAGGCGAGTTGGGAGTTGTTATTGCTCCAACTGGGGCAGGTAAATCGATGGTCTTGGTCCACCTTGGTGCACAAGCGTTAAGGGAGGGTAAGACCGTTGTTCACTACACGCTTGAACTTCAGGATACTGTTGTCGCAACGAGGTATGATAGTTGCTTGACAGGCATCCCCCTTCAGAAGGTGTTTCTGAACAAGGATGAGATTTACGAGAACGTGAAAGACATCGAGGGAGATTTAATTATTAAGGAGTACCCGACAAAAACTGCGACTCCACAGATGATACGAAATCACCTAGAGAAGTTACGACAGCGCGACATCAATGTCGACATGGTTCTCGTCGACTATGGCGATCTTCTGAGACCAAACATAGTCAGGAAAGAAAAGAGGCACGAGTTGGAAACCATTTATGAAGATCTTCGAGCAATCGCTCAGGAGAATGAGGTACCGCTATATACGGCATCTCAGACGAACCGAGGTGGCTTGAACGCAGAAGTTATTACGATGGAGTCTATCTCCGAAGCTTTCAATAAGTGCTTCGTGGCAGATTTTATATTCTCAATTTCTAGAACAATAGAGGACAAGGCTTCCAATACTGGGCGAGCCTTCGTCGCCAAGAACAGAAACGGTCCAGACGGACTGGTCTATCCGATATTTATGGATACCTCCAATGTGAGCATTGACGTTTTACCATCCCAAGGGGAGACCGTAACTAGCGTCATCGAGGAGAGCACCAAGAAACAAAAAGAATTACTGACCGAGAAATACAAGAGATTTAAGGAGGCGGCGAAATAATGAGTGAAGTTAACGAGAGAGTGGCATCAGAGATCTTATCAGATATTACTGTGCATATGAAGTACGCGAGGCACCTGACAGAGGAAAATAGAAGGGAGACATGGAACGAGCTTGTCACCCGTAACAAGGAGATGCACAAAAAGAAGTATCCTCTCCTAGCAAAGGAGATCGATGAAAACTACAAGCTAGTCTATGATAAGAAAGTATTACCATCGATGCGATCGATGCAGTTTGGTGGCAAACCAATTGAGGTTGCACCCAACCGGATTTACAACTGCGCTTTCTTGCCCATTGACGATTGGAGATCTTTCAGCGAGGTAATGTTTCTCCTTCTTGGTGGTACAGGGGTAGGGTATTCTGTGCAAAAGCACCACGTCGATAAGCTGCCAGAGATCCAGAAGCCAACATCGAAGAGGTCTAAGAGGTATCTTATTGGGGATTCGATCGAGGGCTGGGCGGATGCTGTCAAGGCTCTTGTTCGTTCTTATTTTTTTGGAGGCTCGCCACTTCGATTTGACTTCAGTGACATCAGACCCAAGGGGGCAGCGCTGGTAACTTCCGGTGGTAAGGCACCCGGTCCTCAGCCTCTAAAAGAGTGCCTGCTCAAGGTGGGTGGCATTTTTGAGTCTAAGTCGACAGGCGACAAGTTGACAGCTATCGAGGTTCACGATCTGATCTGTCATATCGCAGATGCAGTCCTTGCTGGTGGCATCCGAAGAGCGGCACTCATCTCTCTGTTTAGTGCAGATGATGACGAGATGCTTTCTTCCAAGTCGGGAAACTGGTGGGAAAAGAATCCTCAGCGCGGCCGTGCAAACAATTCGGTTGTGCTCTTGCGCCACAGGGTTACCAAGGACTTTTTCTTAGATCTCTGGGAGAGGGTCAGAGCTTCTGGCGCTGGTGAGCCTGGATTTTATTTTTCAAATGATAAGGACTGGGGAACCAACCCTTGTTGTGAGATTGCCCTGAGACCATATCAGTTCTGCAACTTGACTGAGATAAATGTATCGGACGTCGAGAACCAGAGTGACCTAGAGTCGAGAGCGAGAGCCGCAGCTTTCATCGGCACCCTGCAAGCTGGGTATACCGACTTCCATTACCTTAGGGATGTCTGGCAAAAAACAACGGAAAAAGATGCCCTTGTCGGCGTCAGCATGACAGGCATCGCTTCAGGTCGAGTGTTGGATGAGAATATTAATTTGTCAGCAGCCTCCGAGCAGGTCAAAGAAGAAAACGCAAGGGTTGCAAGCTTGTTAGGGATTAGATCAGCAGCAAGAACAACCTGCGTTAAGCCAGCCGGGACAACTTCCCTGACCCTGGGAACATCCAGTGGGATCCATGCGTGGCATAATGATTATTATATTCGCAGAATCCGAGTCGGAAAGAACGAAGCGATTTACAGTCACCTTGTTCAGAATCATCCGGAGTTGGTTGAGGATGAGTACTTCAGACCTCATGACACGGCAGTTATTTCTGTACCTCAGCGGTCACCAGAGGGTGCGATTTTAAGAACAGAAAGTGCTTTACAACTCCTTAAGAGAGTTGCTAAAATAACTGGTGAGTGGGTCAGACCTGGGCATCGGAACGGGCAAAACACTCACAACGTATCCGCAACTATTTCTGTAAAAGATGCAGAATGGGTTGACGTGGGCGAATGGATGTGGGATAATAGGGACGTGTACAACGGATTGAGCGTACTTCCCTATGATGGTGGCACCTACAAGCAGCCACCATTTGAGGACTGCTCTAAGGAGACCTACGAGGCGATGTTGAACACCTTGAGCGAGGTTGATTTGACCCAAGTCAAGGAAAATGATGACAATACAAACTTGTCTGGCGAACTGGCTTGTGCCGGTGGAACTTGCGAGATTTTTTAGAAAGGAAGAGAGATGAGCAACACCAAAGAAGAGCATATCACAAACTATATCAAGTCCTTGTCACAGATTGAGGACGAGATGGAACCCTACAAGGAGCACAAGCGAGATCTCAAGAAAAATTATCTTGAGAATGGGTGGCTTGAGCGAGAAGAAATTAGCATGGCTGTCAAGGCTTACCGATTGATGAAGAACAATATCGATATTGAGCAGTTGATGGACTTTTACGAGCGTGTTACAAAGACAGTGGGGCGGTAGAAATGGCTGTTAAGATTCTACCATTCAATCGGCATATCTGGGTGGAAAAGACCGCAGAAAAAGAAGACGAGTCAGCAGTCTTGCTACCTGATGGATACAAGGGCAACCGAGGTCCAGAGTTTGCAGTGGTGAAGGTTATGAGGAAGTCGGAAGGTGTCGAAGATATCTCACCGGGTGATTCATTGGTTGTCCGTAATCATATGATTGAATCTGTCGAGGTGGCAGGAGAGACTTTCCATATGGTCCTGCTGAACCATGTTGTGGGAAAGCTTCTTGGGTCGTGACCTTGTAGTTGGTTCCGGATTAGACGCAGTGCAGTTTGCTTATGACAACGACTGCGTATTAATCCAGAACTTAATTGAGCCACCCCATCGTTTTGATTTTTTCGATCCAGAGTATACCCTGCCCTTCAACATTCCCAACGAGGCAAGAGTCTTGACGGGGGACACAGACACAAAGGTGGTTGGCGCTCCCAAGCATTTACTCTGGGAGCGCTTGCTTTTTGAGCTTTCAATAGAGGGCAGGCTTCCACTCTCAGATAAGGTCGCGACTATCCGAATCAAATCTAAAAATGAATTGTCTATCACCACCAGGGGAAACAAGAAGATTGATTTGGCGGTAGAAAAGATTCATCTAATGGATCCACGAAAGGTCATCGGCTCGGAGCACTGCGAAGAAGTCCCCACACTTTCAGATCGCTCACTTGTTCTGGATTGGTTCAGTGTCCGCTCTGGCTGCGTACACGAGTTTGATTTTTTTGAGGGTGAGGATAATTTTATCAATCAGGTTTGCTTCTACCCAAGTGATCGAATCGCCGGGAATCACAACAAGAAAGATCTAGTGGCGATATCTCACCTGACAAGTGAAGAACTAGGGTCGAGTGAATACTCTATTGTCCCAGCAATGTACAAGACTTTAAACTGGATGAAGTCGGTTGGCATCAAGGGGCAGAGCAATGGAAGAGACCCCAACAATCCTCTGAAAAAGAAGTATTATGCGATCCGGATCGAACACTCACGACGACAAGTGATCGGAGTCCCAGAGCTTGGATAATAACTTTACCAGTGAGAAGTCTTTTCATTTAGCTGGCATCGTTCCTGTTGCTGGTCAGCCAATGGACTTTAGTATGCCGTGGCACGACTGCATGATGCCAATAGCACCAGACTATCTCGCCGTTGAGCGTGCAGTGGCAGAGTGTGCGATGGCTGGATGTGAAACTATATGGCTGATATGCAATGATGATATGAAGCCACTCATAAAGCACCGCCTGGGGGATTATATTAAGGATCCGGTTAGCCTTGGTAGAACATATGCCTCACACGCAACTGAGAAGAGGGAGATCCCGATATTTTATGTGCCTATTCATCCCAAGGACCGGGGAAAGAGAGACTGTCTTGGGTGGAGCGTGCTTCACGGTGCCCTATCTGCCTACCATATCAGCAGGAAGATGAGCAAGTGGCTGACCCCGGACAAATATTATGTTGCTTTTCCTCACGGCACTTATGATATCGACATTCTTCGAGAATATCGAAAAGATATATCGTCCGAAAGAAATTTATTTTTGGAGTACAACGGATTTTCAGTTCGCGATGGGCTGTATCTAGGGTTTACGTTTGGCCCAGAAGATTACAAGAGATATGTTCGCACCGTCAGGAGCAAGGGTACCGGAATAAAGAAGCCGGGACAGACAGGTATACCCTCAGAAAGACTACCACCATCTGAGAGGTATTCTGCTAGATTTTTCAGCCTGGACACGGTGTTCGAGACGGCAGACATAAACTATTCTAAGATCGTCGATGTGTCGTGGTATTATGGCATAGACTCTTGGGAACTGTACTGTGATTTTCTGTCGTCGCCCCACAGGCTTTTGATGGCAAAGCCGAAGCACCTCTTCGGTGGTAAATTTAATAAGTGGAATTCGTAAAAAACACTTGACGTGTCGAACTCAACAATATATGATGAGACATAATTCAATCCAAGACTGGAGACAAAATTGAGAAAAGAACAGACAATCCCCTTTGTAAATCTGCACGGGCACAGTTGCTTTAGTGTGTTCGATGGACTGGGATACCCGCAAGACCACATGGACTTTGCGTATAGCAATGGATCAGATGCGCTAGCGTTGACAGATCACGGGAACATGAATGGCTTGTCCTATCAGGTCCTGCACGCGAAGAAGATGCGCGCCGAAGGCAGAAACTTCAAGCCGATCTACGGCATCGAAGCTTATTTCGTCAAGTCTCTAAGTGAGTGGAGAAAGGTGTACAACAATCTTCAGGAGTCAAAAAAGAAAGGTCGAGGAACCCAATCAGCAGCCACGGTGGAGGACGAGGGCGCGACAAAGAGTGGAGAGAAAGACTTCATCAAGCGGCGGTCACACTTAGTACTGTTGGCAAAAAACCAAAAGGGTCTTAATAATCTTTTCGAGCTTGTGTCTAAGTCTTACAAGGCGGAAAACTTTTATCGATACCCCAGGATTGATTTTGAAATGCTGCGGGAGCACTCTGAGGGGGTGATTGTATCATCTGCATGTATGGGAGGGGTGCTCTCGCAGGACTACTGGATGTCTCGCGACTTCGGCGATGAGATGGTTCAAGCGGCGATGAAGGAGACGGTCGAACAGTTTCAGGATATCTTCGGAGAGGATTTCTATGGTGAACTACAGTGGAACAGCGTCCCAGAGCAACACCATATCAACAGAAACATCATTGCTGTGTCCAGGGAGACAGGGTTAAAGCTAATCTCTACTGCGGACAGTCACTATCCCAACCCAGAAGCGTTTAAGGACAGAGAGCTTTATCGTCAGCTTGGCTGGCTCGGTCGTTCTAAGCCGGGGTATGCAGACAATGACCTGCCAGAGTCTAGGGAGAGCTTGGAGTACGAGCTTTATCCCAAGAACGGCGATGAGATGTGGGACTCCTACAAAAAATATTCAGGGGTGGTGGGCGAAGAATACGATGATGAGATCATCAGGGAAAGCATTGTGGCGACTCATCGACTTGCTCACGAGGTCATTGAAGATTTTTATCCGGACTCCACTGTGCGCTTACCTAACTTTGTAGTTCCCGAAGGGGAGACGGAGACCAGTGCATTGACGAAGATGTGCATCGAGGGGTTGAAGGAGAGGGATTTGCATCAACACCCTGAATATGTCTCTCGACTAAAAGAAGAGTTGGGCGTCATTAGTGAGCGTGGGTTTAGCAAATACTTCCTAACGATGAAGGCTATTGCAGACAAGGCAACGGGGGCGCAGCTTACGGGGGCTGGACGGGGCTCTGCGGCGGGCTCCCTCGTGGCTTACGTGCTGGACATCACCCAGGTGGATCCAATCAAGTACGGGCTACTCTTTAGTCGATTTCTGAGAAAAGACGCCAAGGACTACCCAGATATTGATTACGATGTATCTGACCCAATGTCCTTAAAGGAACTTCTCATTGACGAGTGGGGTGAAAATACGGTGGTCCCGATTACAAACTGGAACACACTACAACTACGCTCGCTGGTCAAGGATATATCTAAATTTTATGGTGTGCCCTTTACCGAGGTCAACAAGGTCACCAGTGTTATGCTCAAGGAGGCGACACCGAAGGCAAAGCGAGCAAGGGGACAGACAGCGGGCGTCTACAATCCAACCTTTCAGGAGGTTATGGACTATTCCGAGACACTGCAAAAGTTCCTAGCAAAGTATCCAAAGGTAAAGACTCATGTCAATACACTATATGGTCAAATCAGGTCAGCATCTC